AATATTTTCTCCTGCTCGCGGCAGTAATCCTGCTTACCTCACTACAGCTCCTGCGCTTTGGCACATCGCAAGAGATAACAGCCTCTGACGACTATTGCGAGATGGTCTCTCTCTGGTACGAGACAGGCGGTACAGACACGCAGGAAGGCGAGTTTGGTTGGCCTGACTACCGTGGAATCTACCAGGAGGCGTGTAAATGATCGCCTCGGCAGTTCTCTGTATCGCACTTGCTGTGTATCACGAGGCGCGCTCAGAGGATTTGGTGGGCCAGGCCGCAGTAGCCAACGTCATCATTAATCGAACGCATAGCCCCTATTTTCCCGACACGCCTTGCGAGGTGGTAAAGCAGGGCAGGTACTGGGCAGGGCATCCGGTTAGAAACAAGTGTCACTTTTCGTACTGGTGCGATGGCAAGCCAGAACTAATAGATGACGAGCGAGCCTATACTCAGGCCTTATCCATTGCAGTTAACGCAGAGCGCCTAGTAGATGTTACTGGCGGCGCTACCTACTATCACCGGGATGATGTGCACCCATACTGGGTCAGCACCGTCACCTATGAGCGCCAGATAGGCCGTCACATATTTTATAGGAGCAAGAAATGAGCTTAGAAGTATTAATAGAAAAGTGTTCGGATTGGAGCCATGAGCGCAAGATAATTGAGAACAGCAACTCACTGGTCCAGTTTGCAAAGCTAGTCTCTGAGGTGGGTGAGCTCGCTGATAACATCGCCAAGGGCCGAGACATCGAGGACGACATAGGCGACTGTTTAGTGGTCCTCAATAACCTGGCGCTAATGAATAACACGACCCTCGCTGACTGCCTGTCTGTGGCCTACGACGACATCAAGGACCGCAAGGGCTACATGAACAACAATGGCGTATTTATCAAAGAGGGCGACACCGATGCAGTATGACCCGGAGGACCTTGTCCCGGTTATCTGCGAGAACAAGCACACGTTCGCGATAATGTACGGTGAGGTAGTGGAAGAACATCCCTGCCCCTTCTGTGGCGCGAAGGTAGAGCTCGACGATGACTATTGAGCTCAGACCTCACCAAGTAGAGGCTATCAACCAGGTCCGCACTTCCTTCGCGGCAGGTAAGCGCCCGATACTTAGTGCGAGCTGTGGATTCGGCAAGACGATTGTGGCCTGTTGGATCATGATCGAGGCTGCCAAGCGAGGAAAGCGCAGCTTCTTCGTTTGTCCTAGGATTAAGCTCGTATCTCAGGCATGTGACGCCCTAGAGCAGTTAGGCGCTGACTACTCGGTGATGCAGGGTGACGACTACAGGTACAACCCGGACAGCCTCATACAAGTGTGCTCGGTGCAGACACTGGTGCGTCGTCGCTACATCCCTGACTACTCCATCATGATCATCGATGAGGCCCACACGATATACCGCAGCCTGCAAAACCTGATGGACCACAGGGACCTGGGCACCTACTACCTGGGGCTCAGTGCCACGCCGATGAGTAAAGGCCTGGGCAAGATATTCAATGACCTGATAGTACCCATAACACCTAGGGAGCTAATCGCCCAGGGATACCTAACGCCTACTCGGTACTACGCCGGCCACACGATAGACACGTCGAAGCTCAAGACCAAGGCTCTACCTACTGGCGGCAGCGACTACGACCCCAAGGCTCTGGCGAAAGCCATAGAGAAGGACACGGTGCTCGAGGGCGACGTGATAAAGAACATCAAGCTCTACGGCGAAGGACGCAGGGGCATCTGTTTCAGCCCGTCTGTGGAGCAGTCTAAGAACCTGTGCGCTGCGCTGAATCTGGCAGGCATATCAGCAGAGCATATATCTGGATACACGCCAGAGAACGAGAGACAGGCAATCTACGAGGCTCACAGGGCAGGTGACTTCCAACTGCTTTGCAACTCGATGCTGCTCTCGGTCGGCTACGACGACCCTGGGGTCTCACTGCTCTGCGATATGTACAGCACAAAGAGCAAGATCATGTTCACTCAGAGAGCCGGCAGGATATGGCGCACGGCTAAGGGCAAGGTGGACAGCGTTTATTTAGATTTCAGTGGCAACCTGAAGCGCCACGGATTCCCAGAGGACATAGTGCCCGTATCCCTGGATGATGGGGAGGCCAAGTTCAGGGAAGAGAACCAAGTAAAGAAGGAGCAGAAAGAGCCGAAGATGAACACCTGCCCTCAGTGCTCGTCTCTGTTTCAGGGTCGCCGATGTCTCGCCTGCGGCTATGAGATACCAAAGAATGAGTCTATCTACCACGACGATCAGATCCTACAGAAAGTAGAGAAGGTTACGATGGAGGATAAGACCCGGTTCTACCAGGAGCTACTTGGCTACAGCATAGACCGTAATTACAACCCGCACTGGGCATCGTGGACTTACAGGGACAAGTTCGGAGTCTGGCCAAAGGGGATAGACAAGATTCCTCGCAAGCCGAAGAGCGACGACGTCCTAGGATTTATAAAGCACAAGATGATAAAGGCCTCACATGCTAGACGAAATACTCGATAAATTAGATAAGGTAAGAAAGTCAGGCAAGGAATACACTGCTTGCTGCCCAGTTCACGGTGACAAGTCGCCATCGATGAGCATTACAGAGAGAGAGGGGAAGGTGCTGATTCACTGCCATAGCTGTCTCGCTAACGGTCGTGACGTTGTAGAAGCCCTAGGCTTACCTATTGACGTGCTCTTCGCTGAGGCCAGAGAGCGCACACACGACCCAGACTGGCTGCTCAAGAAGACAGAGGACGAGGACTCTGCTTTAATCGTGATAGCATACGCCGGCATGGAAAGGGGCGAACGCCTCAAGTACAGCGACAGGAAGGCCCTCAAGGTCAGTATTGCTAGGAGAGAGCTCAGGAAACAGAAAGGCATCCCGCAGCTCAATATGTACCTGGATTGGAACCCGTTCGAGGAGACCTGCTTTGACAGATAGTAAGAACTACACCAGGGCCGCGCAGGAAGATAAGCGAAAAAGGCAAATTCAGCTAGATCAAGAAGTTAGGCAGTTTCTTGACAATGGTGGTAAAATACAAAAGATGCCGGTAGGACTATGCGCCGGCCACAGCAGGATTTCGCGCGATTCTAGGCAGGTCAGGATCAAGCAGCCACACGACGGTGACAAAGATGGGTAAAGGTTCAGGAAGAAGGCCGCTCAAAGTAGACAAGGCTAAGTTCGAGTCTAACTGGGATCAGATATTCGGGAGGAAGACCGATGCCGATCAGAAAGACCAAGAAGGGCTACAAGATAGACCGAGTGCCGGGGCAGAGTCAGACCAAGAAGGAAGCCGAGAAGCGCCTTCGAGCGGTCAAGGCTAGCCAGGCAGCGCGACGGAGCAAGTAAGATGACCGTCGTGGACGATGAGGGAATAGTTCCCATGACTAGAGACGAGATAAAAGCTCTACTTGAGAAGCACGGATACCCTGTCCACAACGAGAAATGGCTAGAGGAAGTATTCAAGATCGCCCGACTAATTGAACGAGCACATGGTATATACCTATGACCACAGGACGCCCATCTAAACTGACCGACGCTGTAATTGAGCAGGCAGGTAGATACGCATCAAAAGAGTATTTAGCACTAGGCGAAGTAATCCCAACAGTAGAGGGATTGGCCGTGTATCTGAATGTATCAAGAAAGACCCTGTACAATTGGAAAGTCGAAAACGAAGAGTTTTTACACATTTTAGATGACCTCATGGCTAGACAGGCCAAGGAGCTGTTCTCTAACGGCCTCACAGGCGATTTCAACCCGACTATCACTAAGCTCATACTCACCAAGCACGGCTACTCAGATCGCGTTGAGCAGGACGTGACGAGCTCTGATGGCGCATTAGCCCCGACCAGTATTGTACTGAGGGGAGTGCGGGCAGATGACAGCAGCGACGATTGATATACCAGACAAGCTAGTCCCTGTCTTCGAGGGTAAGTCTAGATACCGTGGTGCCTATGGTGGCCGTGGATCAGGCAAGACTCGCACCTTCGCTCTAATGACTGCGCTAAGGGGTTACCAGGAAGGTAAGGCGGGCAGGGAGGGCATCATCCTCTGTGGCCGTGAGCACCTCAACTCTCTCAGCGAATCCTCTCTCGAGGAGATCAAGGCCGCTATCGGCTCTGTGCAGTTCCTAGCTGACTACTACGAGGTCGGTGAGCGGTACATCCGCAGCAAGGACGGCAGGATCAACTACGCCTTCGCCGGGCTCCGCACTAACGTAGACTCACTGAAGTCTAAGTCTCGCCTGTTACTGGCCTGGGTAGATGAGGCAGAGAGCGTCACAGAGACAGCCTGGCAGAAGCTCATCCCGTCGGTACGAGAGCACGACTCAGAGATATGGGTGACGTGGAACCCGGAGAGCAAGAACTCAGCAACGCACAAGCGATTCCGCGAGGACCCGCCGGCAGACGCCAAGATCGCAGAGATCCAGTGGTCAGACAATCCGTGGTTCCCTGATGTGCTAGAGCAGGCAAGGCTAGAGGACCTAGAGAAGCGCCCTGACATCTATCAGCACGTCTGGGAGGGTGACTTCCGCATCCACGTTGAGGGCAGCTACTACGCCCTAGAGATGCTACAGGCCAAGACTGACGGCAAGATATGCTCTGTGCCTTATGATAAGTCTGCTGCGGTGGTGACCTCCTGGGACCTTGGCATGGCTGACACAACTGCAATCTGGTTCGCTCAGTACATAGGCAAAGAGATTCGCATCATTGACTACTACGAGAACTCAGGCTGCGCTCTCGATCACTATGTGCAAGTGCTCCAGGGTAAAGGCTACACCTACGATCAGCACATCCTTCCGCACGACGTCAGGGTTAAGGAGCTCGGCACCGGCAAATCTAGGCTCGAGGTGCTACAGTCTCTAGGCCTACAGAACGTCATCGTGGCCCCTATGCTCGGCATTGAGGACGGTATACAGCAGGTGCGATCAATGATCCCGCAGTGTTGGTTCGACGAGGAGCGGTGCGAGCGTGGCATTGACGCTCTGAGGCAGTATCGCCGGGATTGGGACGAGAACGGCAAGGCATGGCGAGGCAGACCCCTACACGATTGGACCTCTCACGCATCTGACTCATTCCGTTACCTGGCAGTGGGTTATAAGCCTACACACGTCTGGGGCGGTCCTATCCGTCGCAACATCCGAGGGATAGCCTAGTCTGTGTTATACTCATGGCATCGGTACATGAGGACATCACATGGCAGCGGCAAAACTACTCGCGTCTGAGCTAGCTAATATAGCTCGGGTTATCAAGGACCAATTCTTTACTAGCTTCGATGCAGATGCGTCTATCAGCGACGTAATGGATAACCTGGATGCTTTCGATCCAAAGTCTAGGTCTATCCTTAAAGCATTAGACAAGGATGATTGGCTAGGGTTCGACAACCCAGTAGACGCTATTGATACAGCTCTATCTGATCAGATTGACAACTACGAAGTAAGCGCACCTCTACGCTCGTCGATTACTAGGGCCGCCAATCAACCAAAAAGAACTGGTCAGATCGGAACTGCTACAGGGCTACTGGGAGCTGCATCTCTAGCTGCGCCAGAAGATGACGCAGAGGCGGGGGTGATGAAATTCGTCAAAGGGGCGGGTGGATTGCTGACGCCTGAAACTAAGCGCATCGCTACCCGTTTCCCTACCGCAAAGGCTGCAACCGAGAACCCATTACAGGAAAACTTAATAGTAGACCTGGACTCAATGGCTAACTCTGGCCCTGCTTTTGAAAAGAATGTCGGATTGATGTCTCAATACAACATGCCAACCGTGGGGAAGAATGCGGAAAGCCAGGCCGAATCATTCAGGGATCAAATATCAGACAACCTGCTGTACTTATATGATCAGACTCCTGCTCACATGTCAGAGCAGGCTAGGCTTTGGTACGACGGAGCAAACAAGATAGCAGGGCAGTTTGCCGAGCAATTCAAGGCACCAAAGGAAGCTGTTGCCGGTGTATTGGCTGCATTATCGCCTCAGAAAGATTGGTACATGAATGTAAGCTTGGCCGAGCGCGTACTTGATATCGTGAAGAATAAAACTAAATCTGGTGTCACCCCTGAGATGAAGAGCCAGATAGGTGTGACTTACGGGGACCCAAAGTACGCAGCAGATGTTGATGCTGTGCTGAAAAAGCCTTACGAGGATCTAACTCAGAACCAAAAGGCTATATGGGTCCGCACATATGACGAGGCGCATAATCCTCGTACACACAGAATAGTAAGCCCAGACGGCCAATTTATGGACCTTGCTACCAAGGCTAATGGCGAGCCTAAAGGCACTGGGTGGGGGTCTAATGTAGAGATTGGCAAGGCTATTAATGTTCTAGAAAACCCGAGCATGGAGAACATCTCTCAACAGATGGGCGGCATGCACAAGGTGAGAAACTTCTACAACAATATCATTGACCCGAACGCTGAGTTTGGCGATGTCACCATCGATACACATGCTGTCGCAGCAGGCCTACTGGAGCCGTTTAGCGGTAAGTCTACGCCGGTGGCACATAACTTCGGCACAGGTTCTGCTAGCTCGTCTAAGACAGGGGCAAAGGGAACCTATGGTCTGTATGCTGACGCTTATAGACAAGCCGCAGAGCAAGCAGGAGTCCTTCCTAGACAGATGCAATCAATCGCCTGGGAGAATGTAAGAGGATTATTCCCGGCGGGATTCAAAACAAAAGAGAATGCTGCTGCTGTTAGCGCCATACAGAACGACTACCTTCGCGGCAATCTCACGCAGGACCAAGCTAGGAATCGCGTTGTAGAGCTTGCAGGGGGCATTGAAACTCCCTCATGGTACAACCCTAGCAGGGATGTGAGGGATATTAGGTCTACTGCTGATTCAAGCTTTAAGCCTTCGGTGACATCAAAAGGATTGTTAGGTGCAGCAGGTACTGCCGGGGCCGGCGGCACGATGGCGTCTCCAGGCATGGAGAAGTATACCGACCCTAGGCTGAGAACTCAGGTTCCACCAAGATCTCAAATGATGCAGGCGCCTGAGAGCGGTTTCATGGCCACAATGGCTGATACAATGGGCGACATAAACACAGGACTGCGCCGAATAGATCCAACTGGCGGGCTTTTGGCCCCTGAGCTCCCTGAAGATCTATTCAGAAAGAGCGCATATGGCCAAAAACGAGGTCTTATGGATTACATTTCTGGCGCACTAGGAATGATGTAGGCACATAGGACACAACAATGGCAATCACAACTTACACAGAGCTGAAGTCTACAATCGCTGACTTCCTCAACCGAGACGACCTAACGGCTGTCATCCCTACGTTCATCTCTCTGGCAGAGGCCCAGATGGAGCGTGAGGTGCGTCACTACAAGATGCAGAAGCGGTCCGAGGGTCAGATCGACACCAGGTACTCGCAGCTACCGGCTGACTTCCTAGAGCCCGTTCGCTTCCACCTGGACGATGGCTACTCTACCCGGCTAGAGATGATTAGCCTAGACGACATGCTCCAGTACCGTATGGAGAGCGCAGACGCCCAGGGCAAGCCTCGGTATTACGCTATGTCAGGTGAGGCCATTGAGGTCTTTCCTACGCCGGACACTACTTACAGCGGGGAGCTACTGTACTACGCAGAGCTCGAGCCGCTATCAGACTCTAACGCATCCAACTGGCTGCTAGAGATGTCTCCTGACGCCTACCTGTACGGCTCGCTGACCCAGTCTGCCCCGTATCTGAAGGACGACGCCAGGATGCAGGTGTGGAGTATGTTATACTCTGGTGCTGTAGCAGGAACCAATTTGCAGAGCGATAAAGCCAAATCAGGCGGCTCTGGACTAAGACTTAAGATCAGGAGCTATTAGATGAGCTTTACTAACGCATTTGAAACGGACGTCCTTTCGTGGGGCCTAACAGCAGACGCAGTGACACGCCCTACAGCGTGGTACATCGGCCTGTTCACATCAGACCCTACTGACACTGGCGCTGCCGGCACAGAGGTCTCAGGTGGCTCATACGCTCGCACAGCGGCTACTTTCACCGTAACTGGTGACACGGCTAGCAACAGCGGCGCGGTAGAGTTCCCTGCTGCTACTGCTGATTGGGGCACAGTGAGCCACATTGGCGTATTCACAGCCTCTAGCGGTGGCACGATGTTGGTCCACGCGGTCCTCACGACTGCCAAGGCTATCGCCACCGGGGACGTATTCCGTATCCCTACTGGTGATCTGGACATTACTCTAGACTAATGGCGCTGAGAGCCGGTTACGGCACTGGTCCATACAACGTAGCAAGGTATGGCTATCCGCAGGTATATGAGGCAACCGTAGCAGACAGCTCGGCGGCCTCTGTTACCGTGTCTGGTGCGTACACCAAGATAGCAGCGGTATCGGTCAATGTAACCTCAGGTGCGAGTGACCCCAGGCTAGTAAAGCGCCGGGTAGGCTACGGCACAGGACCTTACTCAGAGGCCCGCTACGGCTACCCTGAGATATGGGAAGGCGCATCTGCTGTCTCTGTCACGTCTAGCGTTACGCAGGCCGACTATGAGCGCATCAAGAATGCAGCCTCTACAGACGCCTCTGCTGCCTCCACATCGATGGTTGGTGTCAGGGTAAGGCTAGGCGACATCTCAGACAGCAGCGTGGCTACAAGCTCCGCTCAGGCGTTCCTAGCTATCGTTGGTGCTGCTGCTACGGCCGCTGCGTCTTCGGTGGCTATAAATTATGTTAGAATTAGGCCATTCGCTGCCAGTGATACGTCCGACACAGACGTCGGGTCATTCGCTAGGTACAAATGGATAGAGCAAATTAATGCGTCCGAGACCTGGACGGAATCTGATTACCGAGGTGACTAACGATGGCTGATACAACCACCACAACCTATGGCTTAACTAAACCCGAGGTCGGTGCATCTGACGACACCTGGGGCACTAAGCTCAACACTGACCTGGACCTTCTTGATGATCTGCTAGACGGCACTACGGCGATCACGCCTAATCTGTCTACGCTGACTATTGCCGGTACTGCGGTTACTACCACAGCGGCAGAGATCAACCTGCTAGATGGGCTTACTGCTAACGCCACAGAGCTCAACCTTCTGGACGGAGTCACTGCCCTTGTCACAACGACTAGCACTGACACCTTTACCAACAAGACTATCCGAGACACTGTCTACGCTCTGTCAGGCACAGCCTTTGACGCGACCAACGGCGCAGTACAGACCAAGACTCTCGCAGCTAACACGACCTTCACAGACTCCCTAAGCTCAGGTGACGCTATCGTCCTACAGCTAGAAGCAGGTGCTAGTTACACAGTAACGTGGCCTACGATGACTTGGGTGACTTCCGGTGGCAACGTCGCTCCTACGCTGACCGCTAAGGACACACTGGTGTTTTGGAAAGTCTCTAGCACACTCTACGGTGCTTACACTGGCAGCTACGTTTAGGAGTAACGCATGAGCAAACTAGCGAAAGCTCTAACGGCAGCCGCAGGTAATGCAGGTGAGTCTCTGTACGTTGAGGATGTCTTCTCGACTTACTTGTATACGGGTAGCGGCGCTGCACGAGACATCACTAACGGCATTGATCTTGATGGCGAAGGTGGTTTGGTTTGGATTAAAGCTAGAGAGCCTTCTGGTGGAGGCAATAGAAGTCATGTTCTTTCAGACACCGATAGAGGTGCAACTAAATCTCTATTCTCAGACACAACCGGCGCAGAGCTTACATACGCTGACATTATTACTTCTTTTAATTCAGATGGTTTTACGAGCGGAGGTAGCGTTCTTACCAACTACGCTTCTGTAGATTTTACCTCATGGTCATTCCGCAAAGCTGAGAAGTTCTTTGATGTTGTGACTTATACTGGGAATGGTGCAAACGGCAGAGAGATTCCGCACAGCTTAAATGGTGACGTTGGTATGGTTATCGTTAAATGCACTAGCGATGCCGATCAGTGGCTTGTGTGGCACAAAAACACTTCTACAGGGTATTTAAGGTTAGATGGCACAGGAGCGTTAGTAACAAGTTTTGCACAGTTTAAGTTCGGCAACGGCACTACCACAGTAAACCCAACAAGTTCAGTTTTTACTGTTGCGGGTGACTCCGATATTAATGGTTCAGGCAGGACATACGTTGCCTACCTATTCGCCTCAGACGCAGGAGGCTTTGGGGACGATGGCTCTGAGTCTATTATTAAGTGTGGGAGTTATACTGGTAATGGTAGCTCTGACGGCACAGAGGTTGATTTAGGATTTGAACCTCAATGGTTATTGGTAAAAGGTGCTTCTAGTGGGGCGGCATACTCTTGGGCTTTGTTTGACAATATGCGTGGCGTTACTGTTGGAAGTGGTGACGTTTATTTAGAAGCAAATACATCCAATGCGGAATCAAGCCCATCAGAACAGATTGAATTTAACGCAACAGGATTCAAATTAAAGACTACTGGGGCAGCTAGAAACGGTTCTGGACAAACCTACATCTACATAGCCATCCGCAGACCAATGAAGACTCCTGAGTCTGGGACTGAGGTTTTTGCGCCTGTCAACAGAACAGCTACAGCGCCTACTTATAATACTGGTTTTGTTACTGATATGCAGATTATGACTCTGCTGACTGGTTTCCAAAATCAACTTACAGATAGGTTGAGAGGACAGAAAAAACTTTTAACCAATGCAACTGATGCAGAATCAGCAATAGGAACAGAGGCTACCTATGACTGGATGACAGGAGTAGGCGATCAAGATAGTGCAAGCTCAAATAACATTGCTTGGAACTTCAAACGCGCCACAGGCTTCTTTGATGTGGTGGCTTATACTGGTAATGGGTCTGCTCATGCAGAGGCTCATAATTTGGGCGCTGTCCCTGAGATGATTATTGTAAAACCTCGTAGTAATGCTTTTGCTTGGACTGTTTATCACAAGGATGCGCCAATAAGCGGTAGTGTTTTTGAGGAGCTTAATTTAAACGATACTAAAGCTTGGAGTGCGGGTAACTCTGCTTTCCCCGCTACAGCGCCAACAAGCACAGGTTTTTATTTACCGTCAGGGACTGCAAGCGCCTCTAATCGTTCCGGTTGGACATACGTAGCCTACCTCTTCGCCACACTAGCAGGAGTAAGCAAAGTAGGCAGCTACACAGGCAATGGCACAAGTCAAACGATTGACTGCGGGTTTAGCACTGGTGCTAGATTTGTAATGATTAAAAGCACTTCAAACGAAGGTCATTGGATTGTTTTTGATTCAGTAAGAGGAATTGTTGCAGGAAATGACCCTCAATTACAGCTTAACACTACAAGTTCCGAAAGCAACAATGATTGGATAGACCCGCACTCAACAGGTTTTACAATCAACAACGCTTCAACTAATAACTATTTTGGCCCTAATAGAAACGGCTACTCTTACATCTTCTTAGCAATAGCATAGGTGACATAATGGAATATCGTATTCAATCAACGGGCGAGCTAAAGACTCAAGGCGAAGTCCGCAGAATGCACAGCAACACTTCACTGCCTAAAGTATGGGACGCTAACGTCTGCACTGCTCTTGGCATAGACCCTGTACTCGCAGCTCCTAAGCCTGAGACTACTGGCTACACTCAAGCAGTCCGTAACGGCGCTACACAGGACGCTAACGGCAACTGGGTACAGGCTTGGTCTGTGGTAGATATGTTTACTGACTACACAGACGATGAAGGCGTAACGCACACCAAGGCAGAGCAGGAGGCGGCTTATCAGGCTGATCTTGATGCTAAGGCTGCGGAGTCTGTGAGGACTCAACGTGATAAACTACTAGCTGAAAGCGACTGGGTAACTGTAAAGGCAGTAGACCAAAACGCTCAAGACAGCCTTGGTATTCAAGTGCCACAGGCTTGGCTAACCTACAGACAAGCCCTGCGTGACATTACTAGCCACGCTAACTTCCCTGACTTAGCAGACTCAGACTGGCCGGTAGCACCTTAAGGAGCACACCATGCCGTTGACTCCCCTGGATATACCGGCGGGCATCTACCGCAATGGCACGGACCTTCAATCATCGAACAGGTGGCGTGATGCTAACCTGATTCGGTGGATTGACGGAACCATGCGACCTGTAGGTGGATGGCGTCTCAAGAGCGACAACGCTGCGGATAACTCTGTCCGTGGCATGTTGACGTGGAAGGACAACTCTAACAGCCGATATATTGCCGGCGGGTCGTACAGCTCTCTATACGTCTGGAACCAGGGCGGTGTCCGTTACGACATCACGCCTGTCGGGTTCACTGCGGGCAGGGAAAGCGCGTCTGCTTACACTGGATACGGTGCAGCATCCTACGGCTTTGACACTTACGGCACAGAGCGTTTAGACAATCAGACTATTCTTCCTGCTACTACTTGGTCGCTAGACAACTGGGGCGAGTACCTTGTTGGCTGCACACGAGACGACGGCAAGATCTACGAGTGGCAACTCAACTCTGGGACTCCTGCTGCGGTAGTGACCAACGCACCTACTAGCAATATTGCTTTAATGGTGACTGAGGAAAGATTCTTGTTTGCTCTTGGGGCAGGTGGTAATCCTCGCCTAGTGCAGTGGTCCGATAAGGAAGACAACACTACCTGGACTCCTGCTGCGACCAATGAGGCGGGTGACCTGGAGCTACAGACTGCCGGCGAGATCATGTGCGGCATTCGGGTTCGTGGCCAGTCACTGATCCTGACTAACATCGATGCACACGTTGCTACTTACCAGGGCCCTCCTTACGTCTACGGCATAGAGCGTGTCGGCACGTCCTGCGGCATCATCTCGCAGAAGGCTGTCGCTACGACTGACCTGGGCGCTATCTGGATGGGTCGCCGGGCGTTCTTCAACTACTCGGGCGGCTCAGTGTCTAAGGTGCAGTCTGAGGTCTCTGACTACGTCTTCTCTGACATCAACGTGTCTCAGCAGTCTAAAGCCTTCGCGGTGACTAACTCTCGCTACGGTGAGGTCTGGTGGTTCTACCCGTCTGGCGCATCTAACGAGTGCGACCGCTATGTCGTCTACAACTACGTTGAGGGCACATGGTCTATCGGGTCCCTGGCTAGAACGTCTGGCGTGGATCACGGTGCGTTCCGTCACCCTATCTGGGCAGACGCAGACGACAACAAGATATACGAGCACGAGGTGGGCCTGTCATACGGAAGCCTGACGCCATTCGCTGAGAGCGGTCCTATCATGATCGGCACGGGTGATCAGATTGCGTCTGTGGTTGAGATGATCCCTGACGAGCGTACAGCCGGGGACGTGTCTGCTACGTTCAAGACCAGGTTCTACCCTAATGACGTTGAGAGGGAGTACGGGCCCTACTCCATGTCATCACCTACTAGCCTGCGCTTTACTGGCAGACAGCTACGCATCCGTGTAGAGGGCGAGGTGCTCTCAGATTGGCGCGTAGGCATCAATCGCTTGGATATAGTGGCGGGAGGTAGGCGTTGAGCGAACAGCTCCCACAGCCCTCTGGTGGCGCTTGGCAGACGTGGGCTAACAGGCTCACTCAGCACCTGAAGCGGACTCGTAACTTGCTCGGATACAAGCTAGACGACGAGCGGGCTACCGAGGACGGCCTGATCATGTGGGACACTACCTACGAGTGGCCTACTGTTTCAAAGAACGGGACTTGGCGACAGATTGTTTTAGCTGATGGGGAGGCTAACTTTGTTAAGACTAGCACCGTCACGGCCGCTGCACCCAACACAGGCTACCCAATTACGTTTGATGCGCCTGTCGGTAATCACGGCATTAGCCAGGGCACTCCTGCCTCTCGCATAGTCTTTGATGAGGGTGGTCACTACACAATTTCGTTTAGCGCACAGATAGCGTCAAGCTCAAGCAGCACAGTAAATTTCTGGTTCTGGCCTGTGATTAACGGCGTTGTAACCAATGGTAACACTGCTATAAAGGCTTCTTTACACCAGAACGGTGCTACTACGGTGGTATCACGCACAGCGCAGTTTGACATTGGAGCTACAGACTACTTAGAGGTTTACTGGGCGGTTGATAGCACTAGCGGGGTTTTGCAGATTCAGCCCGCTACTGCATTTGCGCCAAGCACTCCTGCTGTAACTTTGGCTATGACGAGGCTTCATGGTTGACGAGCTCGCACGGTGCAGTAAGTGGATAGAGGACGCCTTAGCCTACGGCGGGGGCACTCACGACCTACAAGACGTGTTTGATGGTATACTAGCAGGCACTATGCAGCTATGGCCTGCGGAGCGCGGGTGTATTGTTACGGAGCTAGCGGTATATCCAAGAAAGCGAGTTCTACACATTTTCCTCGCAGGAGGAGAGCTAGACCAGATCACCGACATGCACGAGGACGTCGTGCGGTGGGGCAAGGCACAAGGGTGCTCTGCGTTGACTCTGGCGGGCAGGATGGGATGGAAGAAGGCTCTAGCGCCGTTTGGGTGGGAGCCGACACTACTAACACTGAGCAAGGAAATTTAATATGTCAGGTGGAAAAGGCGGCAGCCAAACAACACAGGTAGAGATACCCAAGTACATCGAGGACGCCTCTCGAGCCAACATCGCTCAGGGCAAAGAAGTCAGCCAGATCGGCTACACTCCCTACTACGGCCCAGACGTGGCAGCGTTCACTCCTATGCAAGCAGCGGCTATGCAATCAGCGGCCGACTTTGGTTCTGCGTTTGGCTTGATGCCTAAGATGGACGCAATGGCCGGCATGCCTGAAGTACAGACCTTTGAGGGTGGTGTTCGTGGCTACTCGTCTGCACCTCTCTATGAGCAGGCAGTGGCAGAGCTAGCGGCACGTCGCCCTGGTCAGGCTGCACTAATCAATAAGCAGTTTGTTGACCCATACGGCACCGGCACAGATGTTACCAGAATACCCTCATTTGATGAGCGCATGATGGGATACGACATCTATAACGGCGAGCGAATCAACTAGGAGCACCCTCATGGCAGGCGCAACCCCGCAAGCAGCACAAGCACAGCCGACAATGGTGCAGGCTAACAAGCCGCAGCAGTTCACTACCTTTGCCGGCCAAGGCGACCCTATTCTCAACGACAACCCACAGCAGAGCATAGCTAACACTGTGGGCAACGCAGCACGTCAAACCGCTGCGGGTATGAGCTTTCAGCCTATTAATATTCAGGCAGCCCAGGCAGGGTCTCAGGGCTACACAGCCCAGGGATACACAGCTCAACAGGCAGCGGCAGAGAGAGCAGCGGCAGAGAGGGCTACGGCTCAAGGTTATAACGCAGAACGCATTGCCGGTGTGGGTCCTGTCACAGCAGAACGAGTGCAGGCAGGGCAACTTGCAGGCACTAGTCTAGATCCTTACTTCAACCCTTACGAGTCTCAGGTAGTACAGCAATCTCTATCTGACCTTGAGCGTCAGCGGTTAATACAGCAGAACCTCGGCGGTGCTCAGGCTCAGGCAGCGGGCGCGTTCGGTGGTTCACGTCAAGGCATTGCGGAGGCAGAGACTAACCGGGCGTTCGCAGAGCAGGCAGCTCGCACAGCGGCAGGCTTACGTCAGGCAGGCTTCACGCAGGCGCAGCAAGCGGCACAGCAAGACATCGCTACTCGCATGCAGGCAGGTCTAGCTAATCAAGCTACTGGCCTACAAGCAGCTACCACAACTGCGAACCTGGGTCAGCAAGCTCAGCTAGCTAATCAGGCAGCAGCTAATCAGGCCTCTCAATTTGGAGCTCAGGCGCAGAACGTCGCAGGCCTACAG